CAGCTCCCCTAAACAAGCCCTCACTGTAATCGTTCGGCTACGCTAGGAGTCGTTAGAGCCAAGCTCAACCTAGCACTTACAATACAAAGTTTCGTATCTACATATACCGAGCTGCGGCGACAGGTGGCGCAATCCCAAGTAATGAAGTGTCGTAGATACGGGTTTTAAACAAGTGGCGAATTACTTACTGAAGAATAAAGGGGTCGATTGACCCCTTTATTTTATTTCCCGTATAAATCCCAATTCGTTTTTAAGATAGATAACCAATCGTCCATAGTCATAACGGCTATAGCTTGGTTGTCGCGTACCCAATCAGGATTGATCGCGTACAGAGGTATGCAAACTCGTATCGGTTTGCGGTTGTATTTGTAGATAAGTACGGGGATGTTGTCTTCGCAACTTGCACATACTTGTCGCCACCATTCAGGCTTTACCCAATCGCCTTCTTTGTAGAACTTACACTCTATCGCGTGGTTGGGTATTTGCAGATCGCAAAGATCTCGTTGTTGATATTGATCCAGGTTGCGCTTAGTTTGAAAGTCTATACCTTCCTCTATAAAAAAGTTATTGAGTATACGTACAACGTCTCTCTCAAACTGAGCGCCTTTGTTTCTGGAATTAATCTTGGCCATCTAAATCAAGTGTAACAACATTAGGGCTGTTGTATACGGTTGGCTTCTCACCTTTCAGATGTCGCATATAAGCGTGTAGATGCTTCTCCATAGTCAGCCAAGCCACGTCCATTTGTTCGTTGGTTATCTTGAATACTTTACTGGCGTAAGGTTGTTTCTTTT